GGCTCGGCGGGGTGTGGCCAGGCTCGGCAGGGCGCGGCAAGGCAGGCGAGGCGTGGTAGGGCAAAGCACGGCGAGGCTAGGCGAGGCTTGGCAGGCATGGTGTGGTAGGGCTAGGCGGGGCATTGGCAGGGCTAAGCAAGGCAGGCAAGGCTCGGTTGGGCTCAGCTAGGCGGGGCTGGGCTTGGCGAGGCAAGGTACGGCAGGCGGGGCATAGCACGGCAAGGCGAAGCGCGGCTGGGTAGGGCATGGCAGGCATGGCTCGGCTAGGTTGGGCGAGGCGAGGCAAGGCGGGGCTAGGCGGGGCGAGGCGAGGTTTATCTAGGATTTACGGCGCGATGAGGCTCTAGTCCTGTACCGCTTTCGCCTTGCGCATCGCCTTTAGCTTTGCTAATGCTTCTCTATTCACTTGATCCTGCTTTATTGCCTGTACCAGTACAGGGTCCAGTCCCACAGTAGCCTCGCGCCAATCTTCGATCTCGGCTTGCTTCTCTAGCTCACGCTTAGCTTCCCCGCGCAACTTATGCTCGACGGTCGGCTCCTGCCTCGTCGAGTCGGACTTAGAGAGCGGCCCTAATATCGGCTCAGGCATGGCTAGCTCCCTGCGCAGCTTCCTCTTGCAAAGCACGAACAAACGCTGCCCCCCGACTTCCTACTAGGCAACCTTCATCTCCGCCTAGAGGGTTAGCGTCTACCATTGAGCGCTTGGGCAGAGCGAGCCGAACGCTTACTTCGCGCTTACCGCTTTCCCAAAGAGAATACTTGAACCTAAACGGGCCTATGGTGCGGTCTTTGCTTGTTCCGTAATTGAACATAACTACCTCCTGGTTGTCATTCTTCCGGAGCTGCTTCCTCAGCCGGCCCGTCAAGGCTAACGACGGGTGACAAGGCGCACCTGCAACTCGGGTGGGCAGGCGGTTCTTCTCCGCCATCTAGAGGGTAAGGCGAAGCGTCTGCATTTTCTTCACAGATCGGGCACGCATCTGCCTCCGCGAGCCATTCTACTTCCGTAACCCCTGCGTCCTTGTACGTTTCGACGCTCGCAGTCGTCATCGCCCTATTCATCTCGGTATTCGCGATGACTTCCGCGCGGCTACCCGTCACGTCTTCGAGTGCTTTCGCGGTCGCTTCGTATGAGTCGCCTTTGCTCAGCCCTTCGCTGATCGCGTTCCCGATCCTTTCAATGCTCGTATCCGTCATGCCCTGGATCGTGATGCCACCGTTCGATAGCAAGTCCGCCATGCCACCGTTCGCGGTCAACGCAGCAGCCTCACCGTAGCCAGGCGTCCACGCATCCCAGTACGCGGCGTCCGGCTGAGCGGCAATGTCCGTTAGCGAGGCTAGGATCGAGCTGTGCGCGGCAGCTGCTGCATCGTGGGCGCCTTGCAGGAAGCCGTCACCGTACAGTTCGCGCAGAGTCGCTTCCAACGCCTTCGGGCTCGCACTCGCTGCTTCGAGCGATTTGATCGCGGCCGCAGCTACCGGATCCGGTTCCGCCGCCTTCGCCACGTTCGTACTCGATTTGGCGGCGGCATTGTACGCTGCTTTGACTGCGCTCGCGCTAAACAGCTTACCTAGCGCAGCAGCAATCACCGGGCTGTAGTGCTCAACGATCGCGTCAGCGTTGTGGTGAAACGCCGGCCGCGCCGGCTTAGCTTTTGGGCTAGCCTTGAAGGCGGCGTCCACCTGCACGCGCGTCTTCGCTTTCTCCAGCTTCGACCAGATTTCGTTATGAGCCTCGGGCGACAGGCTTGGGTCTACGAACTTACGAGGCGCCCTACCCTTCTTCAGCCGGTTCCGGCTGTTCTCGCGCCAGCGCCGAAGAGCCAGCGCAGTCGCCGCAGCCTTCGTAGCAGCCTCTTCCTCGTCATCGTCATCTTCTTCCTCTTCGCTTTCAAGGTCTACTCCCTGAACGCCTGTCGCCGCCGTAACTCCTGCGGTCTCAGCCTTCATTAGCAGCGCGTCGATATCCTTGAGCATCTTCTCGATCGGCGTTTCTTCCGCGGATTCTTCGGTTCCTTCTTCGGCGCCTTCGGGTTCTTCATCGGTGCCTTCGGTCGGTTTGCCGGTTGTAGCCGACCGCAAATCCCGCGCTACCTGTTCGGTGTGCTGCGCGGCTTGCTTCTGCTCTTCCGAACCGTTCGGCGGGATCACACCCGGCAGCGGCGCGTACGGGGTCGTCACGAGTTCCTGCGAGTCCGCGATCCCGAGCGTATCCGCGTCGATCTTGCCGGACATCGACTCCAACGCCAATAGTGGAATAGGACCGTTGCGTGCGTTGTTTATGTAACGCGGCGACGGTTTGCTCTTGTCGATCGCTTTGCCGAGCTCCGTACGCACCTCGTCTATCCCGATGACTCCGTGATCCAGGTATATGCCTGCTGCTTGTGCGGCAGCGACCCGATCCTCAGTCTCTTTGCCGTCATCGAAACGTATCCGCACACGCAGCTTGAGGTGCTGCTTGACGAACAGGTTGATGACATCCTCGACGTATCGCAGTAGCGGGGATGTGCCGACGCGGAACTGAACGTCGATCTGGGTGTCTCCTGTCGCACGGTTCACGTTCTCCGTAAAGCCAAGGTCGTTAGGTGTGACGCCATACGAAGCGCAGGTACGACGCATCAAGTACAACGGGAACTCTGAATCAAACTTGTTCGCGGCAGGCTTCGCTTCGGTAAACTTCGCGCCGGACGGCACCCAGCGGATCTGCCGGAGCTTCGTCTGGTCGCCCTGCATCAGCGCGTCCCACGCATCCTGCATGGATGCGATCTGTGCCGGGTCGGACATGTCCGGCGGCGACTCCATGAAGCCGGCCGGCATGGTGCCTTCCGTAAAGAAGTTCAGAAAGTGCCATTGAAAGCGGATGTCGGTGTTGGCGCTGAGCAGCACGGCCTCGATCGGGGACAGGCCATACTGCGATTCCGGGAGCGGGTTCCACGGCAGATACATCAGATCGTCCGCGGCCAACCAGTCCCATGGCAGCCCCTCAATGATTTGCACATACGCCGGGGTTATCTCCCCGCCGAACAATCCTTCAGGGCTAGCGTTCTCATCATCCTCGTCTTCGGGGCGGCGCCCGTAGTAGTCGATGAGCGGAATGATCGTGCTACCGCTGATGACCTCAAGCGCGATCGGCTCGTCGGCTTCGTTACGGCGGATATATAGCGCGCCGGCATCGTACCGCAGCACGTCCTGCAACCACTCGGCAAGCCATGTTCGGAACGGCTGGCGCTTGTCTGGCGAGGAGAAGAACGCGATTGCCTGCTCGATCTCGTCTGCTACATCAGCCTTGATGCCGGGGATCGGCTCCCAGTTGTAGTCGAGGGAGCGCACATCGTTTATCAAGTGCCGCACGCATATCTGCGCCACATCGTAGGCGTCATAGACCGCCTTGATGGTCGGGAAGCTAACGCGGTTTGAGCGCGGTGTAAGTTGGACGTTCGCGCCAACTGGGTAGTCGAATGTGCGTGGTGGTCTGCGAACGCCAAAGAATGGGTCGAGTGGCCGGCCTGGCGGGAACGGTGGTCCCCATGTGAGTCCTTGTACGGCGAGCGCTTCCTCTAGCTTCGGCTGAGACTCGCTAAACCCGCTGGCGAGGTTCTGTTCTAGCCTCGCCTTTAGCTTCGCGCTGAGCGCGCTCGACGGCGACCAGCCGGTGCTGGTTTGTGTGATAGCGCTACCGGGCGCGTGTCCGGCTGACGAGAGCGCTGCCGCGCTGGAGCCAAAGCTCTTCTCGACATCGGTTGCGTCTAGCGTGCCGGTCTCGACTAGCGACTGTCCGACCGCGTGCATGGTCTTCTCGATCGCAGCTGTCTCGATCGCTTTGCGGCTGAGGTCTCGGCGTGCGCTGATAACGGGAACCTTCACTTCATCCCCTCGATCGCTAGCTTAGCTGAGCGTCCTTGCCCGTTTAGCAAGCCGTCAGTTGCAAGGATAGCGCCGTCCTTTGTGACGGTTAGCTCTATAGCTCCAGCACAGTAGCGTTTCAGTTGGGTTGCTGTCATCAAATCTATCAAATCGGTCATTCAAATCTCCCGCCGAGGCTTGCTCTAGGCCCAGCCCGGTTGAGGTTTCTATACGGTCCGGTATTCCGGATTCCAACGTCCACAATACTGGCATTGGTACTCGACGCCTAGCTCCATCCAACGGTGTCGTCCTCCTGCCTGGCTCTTCTTGCACCTACTGCCGGGCTCAGCGTATTTGCGAATGTTCTCATCAGTCAGCTTTGGTAGCTGTCGAAGCTGTGCTTCACCGTCGAGTCGGATTGCGTGCTCCTCCTTCGACTCGCGGAGCTTTGGAAAGAGCTTCATGTGATCATCCGTTTCTGAAACTCGTCGCAGCCATCAACAGCACATTCATCGTAGCCCGGATGCTCGGGGCTCGGTTGCCATGCGTCATGCCCACACGGCTCAGACTCGACCTCCTCATACTCGACCTTGCCGCTGAAATGCCCGGTCGGAATATCTCCCGCGCTACCATACTCGACCTCAGCCTGGATAGCCTTCAAGTACGCCTCACCCGCACCGCCCACTAGGTAGAACTCCGCCAACGCCTGCGACACTTGGTCGACCTGGTCATCGTGCGCCCCGTTCGGAAAGCTAGTCGCCTCGGTAATCAGCGCCTCCACGTCCCAGCTGATCTCCGGTTGCATTGACGCAAGTTGAGCTGACGGCAGGTACACGTTGCCGGCGCGAATAAACGGGGACACCGCCTCCGCTCTCGCTCGCTTGTGTTGTACCGGCACGATAGGGAGCAGCCCTGTCACCGTCTTCTTCAGCGAGTCGATCACCGCGGTCCCGTTGGCCTTGTCCTCTACCAGCTTTGAGTAGCAGTCCGGGAACAGGTTTGCGACGCGAACCAGCGCCGAGCACGTATCCGTAAACGAAAGACGCGCCCATACTTGATAGATCAGGTATGTCTCAACACTCCATTTGCCCCACACGCCGATCGTCACATAGTCCGATGTGGACTTGTCCTTGAATGCGCAATCCACTGAGAGCAGTGCCTTATCGACCCCAGGCAAACGAAACGATCCGTCTGCCTGCTGCTGCCACTTCGGCTCGTCGTACCGGCGCCACCAATGCTTCAACCACACCTCACCTACGTCTGGTGCCGGGCGCCCCTGGTATAGGGCTGTCCAGAACCGTGGGGCTAGTTCTGCCTTCTTTGTCAGCCACTGCTCTTGGGTGCGCCCTCTCGCGGATGCCATGAACTCGCCGGGTTGCCGGCCGAGGATGTCGTCCTCGTCCTCCGCTTGCGCTGGGATGCTGACGACACGCCACTTGTCTATATGCGGCTCGCCTGCCTGTTCGCTTTCTTGCTGGTTGAGTAGCAGCCGTCCGATCAGGTCCAGCTCGTGCCAACGGGTAGCAACAACAATCACTGGTGCCCACGGTGCGAGACGCGCGCTTGCGACTGTCTGCCACCAGTCCCACGCCTGCTGGCTTTGCAGCAGTGAGTCTGCGGCCCTGATGTCCTTTACCGGATCATCTATCAGCAGCATGTCTACGTGCCGGCCAGTGAGCCCTCCGCCTATCCCGATCGCGTACACGTCGCCGGCGTGGGGCTGCGCGAGCCGCCAGCGTCCGACCGCCTTCGAGTCTTTTGCTAGGCGCAACCCCAAATCAAGGTTTCCGTCTGTGCCGTCGAAGGCTTCGATGTCTGCGCGTAACAGGTAGCTGATCTCGTTAGCGCGGGTACTGTCGTAAGACACAAGCCCGACGTGCAAGCCGGGAAACTGCCTGAGAAGCCACAGTATCCCGTAGCGCCCTATTCGTGATGTCTTCCCCTCCTGTGGAGGCATCGAGATCGTCAGCCGCGCATTGCCTTTATCGGGCACCATATCTTGCGCGGCGAGGACGGCGCCTTCCTCGGACAGCCCGGACTTCATCGCTTGCGCGAACTGCTGGCGGCGAGCGAACATGACCGTTAGCTGGTCTCGTATCATTACCAGCTCGGCATCTATGATGTCTAGGGCTGCTGTCTGCACGATTTGCGAGTCGCATCTCCGGGCTAGATCACCAGGGGTAACGTCCGTCTCTGTTATTGACGCGGCGACGTGTTCGGCCGCGAACCGCCCTCTGCCCATCAGACGAAAGCGTCAGAGAAAAGCGGTAGCTCTGAGGCGAGCCGGTCGATCTCTTCCTTAGCGATGCGGTCGTCTCGCTTCTCGCAGAACGCTTCGAAGTCGATGTGTGCTTTTAGCTTCGATGCTTCCTCGCGCGTCGGCACGTCATCGTCCGATTCTATCGGCTTGCTCCAACACTTGCTTTCACATTTGGTGCACTTGGAGTAGGCGGGTTGGTAAGGCCAGCAGGTTCCGCATGTTGAGCATCTGTAGCATCTTCCTGTACGCATAGCTCTTCGGCCTTCCACTCTAGTAGCGGTCTGCTTGGGCAGCGTTTGCAGTAGGCGTGGGCGTGGTCGCCCGCAGGCTTTCGCAGCCATATCCCAGACCAGCCACACGCCGAACACGATCCAATCAATAGGCTCGCCACTTTCTCACACGTTCTCCGCTAGGTAGGCCGGCGTTAGCTCAGCTGGATCCCACGGATTGAAATTATATCCAAGACGCTCAAGCGACCTGGCTGCGAGCCCCGAGCAGATCGACGTGCCTTGCACACCAAAGTCAATACGCCCCTTGGTGAGTGCTTTGACGGCGATCGCTGCGATCGTCCACCAGCCGTAAGACTGACCCACGCAGGATCGAGCAAACTGGGAGGCGTTACCTCTCATTGCGCCACCATATTCTCCTAAGACGAGTCCTCGTGGATGCGCTTTGATCGGTTGTGTATCTAGGTAAGGGTACTTGTCAACTTTAGAAAGCACAACACCTTGTGTTAGTGCCTCGACGATCTGTTCTTCACCAACACACACCGCTACGTGATTCCAGCGTGCTGCCTCTTTCCCATAGCCTCGCTGCCCCCACTGAATGAGTTTCGAGGCGAAGTGATTAGTTCGAATCAACAGCAGGTCTCCCGGCTGCATTAGGCGACAGCCCCCGCGTTTGAGACCGCTTGCAAGTGAGGCTTCACGACAGGGATCTCGTTGTTTGCTAACGCTTCAACTACATGTTTCGGGTCTGTAGCCGTACGCAGCACGTTCCAAGTCGGGCCGTCCAGACTGTGAATCCCCTCTTGCCCTCGGTGATGCAACGTGCAGAGCGGCTCTAGGTTGCCCTCTTCCTCAACGTACTTCTTGAAATCCTCGTCGCTAAGATGCAGCCCATAAGCGTGGTTGAACTTGTCGAGCGATATGTCGTTGACGTGCGCGAACTCGACCTTGGAGTGATGCAACTCAATAGGACCATCTGAATGATAGTCGGACTCGACGTTGCACTTCAGCAGGCCAGCCCTCTTCATGCGGGCTTTCGCCTGGTGAAAAAGCTTGTAGTTGGGATCTTGCTCGCGGGGTTCATGCGCCGGCCAGCGTACGAGCAGACGAATCGTGACTTCTTGTTCGTGTGCGGCGGTCATCGTAGCCGCTCACGTAGCGGCTGTCGTAGTAGAGCGCGATACACGATGTTCGTGACGGCCAACCCTACCCCTAAACATGTTGTGAACGGATGTCTCATCATGTGAGTGCCTCTTCCTCTATCGCGTCGCAGAGGACTTTCATAACGCCGACCATGTAGCCGTCGCGGATGCTGCCGTCTGTGTTTATCATCTGCGCGAGACTCGCCTCGCTATCGGGCATGCAGGCGAGTACATGCAGCTCGTCATCAACCACTACACAGTACGGCTGGATGCCCTTTGCAAGAAGAGCAAGCGAGAGTGCGTACGCGCTCGGCTCTAGCTCCTCCGGCTCATCATCCATTAGTGCGTCCGATTCCTCAACTGGTTATACCGATACAGACGGTTCGCGATGCTCCAGCCTGTGCGGTGGGCTGCTTTAGTGATTGCACGCCGCCTTAGCAGCATCCTGCTTCGTAGATACAGCCGACGTAGATGTGCGGCGAGCGTCTTGCGTGCGATGATTTTGTCCCACTCACGGCACCAGTTCACCTCGTCTCCTGGCTGCCAAGTGTCTGATGCGCTCGCAAAGAACGTGTCCTTGCACCAGCTGATGTCGAGGTTCCGGCCGAGCGCTTTGTCATACCATTGGGTTGCGTCGGAGCCTGGCTCGATGTGCGGTACTCCTGTGTAGTGCGCTGTCCAGACTCGGTACTGGCTGCGCGGGATACCACTCTTTGTCAGAGCCGCTACAACAGACGGCATCGTTGAAGAGTTCGCGTAGAAGCACGGCAGCTTTTTACCAAGCTTGATCTGGCGCCGATACCAAGCAGGAGCGTCAGCCGGTGTCCCGTCTCCGGTCTCCACGTCGAGACAGTCAGCATCCTCACCCGAGTCCACTGCGATCGAAAGCAGGTGCGCGTGCGGGAAGCGTTGGGCGAGGACAGGGAAGGTCGGATATAACCCCGTTGTGTACCCAGCAACGGCTTCAGCAGTCACGGGTATCTGCGAAACATCAACGCTGTCGTACATTGTTATGGTCATACTGTACCTCCATTCCATTACGTACCAAGGATGCTGGTCGGTGGCCTCAGGGATCATGCTGGAGAAGCCGGTCACGTGCTCACCGGCCCGATGAACTCGACGTTGGTGAGTTCCTCATGGCGCGCTTTCTTGAGCTTATCGCGCATAGCTTCCATCAGAGCGTTGGCTGCGGCGTACTCGGCGCCAGGCACACAGGTCAAGTCTAGCTTGATTTGCTTGGTTCCTACAATGAGCACCAGTGCGCAATCTAGATTACCCATTCGCTACCCCCGACACTTCTCGTCAGGCTATCCGGCCATACGTCGCTGTTCTCCAAGCGCTTCCGTTCCTCGTAAGGTTTGACGACGCGCTCGATCAGGTCGAGCTTGGCGCCCTCCAGCGCCCCGAGGCATTCAGCCAGCGTCTGATACTTCAGCTCGTGGCCCTTTATGAATGCGAGCAGGTTTTGTTGTAGCTGGTATGTCAGCTCGCCGGCGTTCAGTGCGCGGCGCGAGCGAGCCGGCAAGTCTGGGTCGCTTAGTCGATCGCGGGTGTGTGGGTCAACGTAGGGCATCTAACGCGGCCTCCGTGATTGAGCTATGCGAGCCATAGGGTGCTGGTTGCGACGAAGACCCATTCGTGCTGAGCGGCGCTCCTGCCTGCTCGGTGTACGGAACTCGTCCTCGCCTATCTGGATCATACTCACCCGGCCGACCTGTTGCAAGTGCGTGTAGGTGGTCATCTGGTCTGCGCGCTTTGCGCGTCGCCTCGGTGTCCAAGGAAACTTCACCTCAGCCTTGGTTTTGTCGAGCTTGAGTACCTGTACGCCGGGCCGTATTAGGCGGTTAGTGAGGGTCGCAGTCTTGTTCAACACCCGTGCTCCTGCGCAGTACCCTCGCGGGCAGCGGCCCGGATCTCGTCCAGCGTCGGGTATGGCGCTCGCCGCCAAGGTCTACGAACTGCTAACGGGCTGACCTGTATCCAACCGATGCAGCCGATGCCGACCAGTATCCAGACCCACCAGCTCATCGCATCTCGCGCTCTTGACCGATCATTTCATGGCCTCTCTCAAAGTTTGTTGGGTGACGGCCTCTGAACCGTCACCCGCATACAAGACTACCTACTCGCCTCTACCGTGTCAAGAGCACAAACCCGCGACGTTGCCGGCCATATGCTTCGCACCGAACCTCACTTGGGTAGAACACGTCGAGTTCTGAGCCGCTCCCGATATGATCCTCGACGCGGAACACTCGCCGGCCGAACGCGGGATTGTCCAGCTTGATCCGTGAGCCTAGCGGTAGGAAGCCTGGCATCACCGCTACCTCTCCGAGGTGTGCTTGCGTTCCACTTGCGGTCAGACCACCTTCGGCGTAACAGGTCGAATCGACTGTGAAATGCTCCTGGTTTGGGTGAGTCAGATGTGGGTGAAACAGTGCAGCAACGGCTATGAACGCGGCTGTGAGTATGTCTAGCACCCACACACTCTAGCACAATCCGTCATAGCGCCAGAGCCAACCGACAAAAGCTAAACTGACGACGGTGCAGGTGACGGTCAGCAGGTAGAGTCCCGCGGCTCCTAGCGGCGTTACCCACGGCAGGCTAGCCCCTTCAATCATCCACCAGTCGAAGAGGCCGGTGATTGCGAGCAACCAAAGACCTACGAAACCGCGAACCCGGCCGCCTGTGCGCCTCACCACTCAGTCCACCAGGAGAACAAGCCAACAAGAAAAACGACAGCAAGCCCGATCACAAACGGTATCCAGAACGGTGCCAGCACCCAGACCCACGACCAGTGAATCACGCCGACGAGCCGCAAAACAATGAAAGCAACGCCTAGCAGGCTACCTCTCCCCAAATCAATCTTCATCGTGTACTCCTTAGTAGCCGACATCAACCGGATCCTTGCTGATGGCCCGAAGTATTAGGTGGACTGTGGCTTCGCTTAGTTGCTTGGTGGGATTCACGCGGGCGCCGGGCGCGCTCCCCGGCTTGAGACCAAGCACTCGAAGCAACCGAGCCGTATCAGCTTGTTTCGACGAAACAGTCATACCGCAGTTGTAGGCGATATCAGACCAAGTGTATGTGCCGTTCGCTACCAGGCGCTCACACTCACGAGCTAACGGCGCCGCGCGAAGCCTCATGTGTCCTCCTCAACACACGTCGCGTCGATTGCGGTTAGCTCACGGTGCACAAGAGCAAGCACTTTAGCATCCATCTTGATGTCGAGCCCAGCAAGTATCGCTAGCACCGCATCCCCTATCTCGTGGCCACGTTCTTCGTCAAGTTTCAGTTTGCGGTCGTCGAGCCCTAGTGACGCAATATCCTTACTGAGCTTTGTGCTCCGGTCGAGCCACACACCGAGCTGCCGTATCGCGATGTTCACATCAGCCGGCGCTTCGGTGATCTCTTCAACCACAACCGCTGGATCCTCGCCTTCCTTGCCTTCATTCAGCGGCCTGCGTAGCCTGCTAGTCGGGCGTACGTATTCCATGCTCGGGTCGAGAGCGACGACCTGCTGTCTGAAGTGCTCGACGAATCCCCACTCGATCGCTAGCGCATCCGTGAGCGCCTCATAGGGGTGGATACGAACAGGGATCGCTAGCCGGTCTGCCAGTCTCTGTGCGAGCTCTCGTTGCCCGGAGACTTCATGGGTGAGGGTCCTGCCTCCATGCAGCGAACAGCGACCAACCCCAACATGATGAGTTCCCATGCCTGCACGGTTTCCGCACCCGTTGGGTTTTTTGGTGTTCTTGGCGCCCCCACACAGTGTCTTACCTGGCCCAGCTTTAGCCATGTCTTGTGAATCTCCTGGGTTTAGGTGTACGTCGAGGACTTCGCACTCGCGCAGCACCTCTATTGAGGGCAGTCGTCTCGGGCGGCTGTCGCAGCATAGCACACATGCACATCAGTCTGGCCATCCGACGCCGTACGTCGGATCTGAATGGGTTTCTCTTTCTTGCTTGTCTGCTTTTGGGTGCCGTATCCGCTTCGGGAGCTTGCGCCGGAAGCGTTTCTCTTCGCTTGCTGCTTGTGCTTGCGCTGCGAACTGGTTGAGATCAACGTCTGCTACCGCCTCCATGTCCGACATCGTCTTCTTATGCCCGAGGAATAGGTCTCCGTAGCCGCGTTCATTTCCGCCTCGACCGGACCAATGTATGTGACGTGGTTTGTCGGTTCGGTCTCCGGCTACGATCACTACCAGCCAGAGTTGGCCTTCTCCGAACCTCTCGTTTAGGGTCGCGTATTCAGCTTTTCCAAACCGCCGTAGGATGTCTCCGTCGCTCAATAGCTCTACAGAGACCACCGTGTACTCCTGACCTCCTGATCGGTAGCTCTTTCCTGGCTCAGCGTAGGGCGGCTCCACGGCTCTCCATGCTTTGCATGGTTTCTGTTTCTTTAGCTCGGTTGTCTCATCTGCTGTGAGCCTCATGAAAGCAGAACTCCGTTCGCGCCGGCCAGGAGCAGGCTACCGATCGCGATCTTCCAGTTTCCTTCTACCGCTTCGAGCGCAGCTATTCCGACGAAAGAACAAATCATCATCACCAGCAGCCCATCCTTCATGCTAGCTCCCACTCTCTGGTATGAGGAAAGCTCGCGGCACGAGGCCGCACCTTCTTAGCGTAGCTACCTAAGCTGCGGCCAAGCCCTTCGAGCTGTTCCATCCCGACCGCTACGGCTCGCGGCGTCAGCAGCCAGATACGTACCGCCGCTCCAAGCTCGTCCTGCCCGTACGCCACTCCTTGTCGTTTGTTCCGCGTCAGCTTGACGGTATGAATAGTCACTTGCTTGTGTTCAGTCATGGGCGGTCATCCGTTCCAATGCTGCGCTTTACGAAGGCGAGCAGTGCTAGGCAATGCCTCTCAAGGTACTGGTTTACCTGCTGTAAACGCATGTCCTCAACTTTTCCAACTAACGTATTACAGCGCGCACAGAGCAAGCCACGCACCTCGTTTGTTGCGTGATCGTGATCGACGTAAAGATCGTAGCTAACAGTTTCGTCGCACGCCCAACAGGCACCGTTGTGTTGGAGTAGAAGATCTGCATACGCCTCTAGCGTCAACCCGTAGCGCGAGCGAAGTTGTCGCTCTCGCTCTGAGCGAACTGGAGGAAATATGCCTTGCTTTACCGCTGAGATACGTTCCCCTCTGGTCATATCTTTCATTCGCTTGCCGCGGAGCTTTGTAAGGTCGTGTTTAGGTAGTCTAGAGGGATACACTGCGATCGTCTTTCTCCGGGTACTGCTCCTCAAAACGCATTAGCGCTAGGAGGTGAAAGATAGCCGACGCTAGATGGTGACATTTTGTTTCGGAATCAAGCGACTCGTGATCTTGCCAAAACATCTTCATGTGTCGGTGTGCTGAAGCGAAGGAGAGAGACCACGCATACCCAAGCTCCCAATTTCTCGGCTCGTACTTTTCTGCGCCGCACCCATACAGTTCAGCTAGCTTATCAAGTTGATCCCAAGGAAGCAAGTCATAGCGTTGAATCTTGCTCCCCTTCTGGCCGCCTGTCTTTGGGTCTGTGACCCTTATCTCGTGAGGATCGTCTCGGTATGTATCTGGTACGAACTCCATTTCTTGTATTTCTTTTGTTCGATCGGTTAGGTGTTTGTAACTTGCCTCCTCATGTCCGTGGGCGTGGTCGATGCGGTTTGCGTGGATCTCGTCCAGCGTCGGGTATTCGAGTAGCGGCAGCCCGCATAAACGGGCAACGTATGTCTCTAGTTTTCCGCCGCGTGAGCGTTCCCACCCTGGTAGGCAGATGATCGCGTCGATTGCTCCGTCTGCGATGAGCTTTACGTCGCGGGCTAGTAGGTCTCCCCAACTGTCGTTTGCTGCGTAGTGTGAGGCGTCGCCGGTTAGGGACTCTTCGGCTGCTTTTTTCGCTTCTGGTGAGTCGAGCTCTGCGGGTGAGGTTATTTCCCAGCCTCGTTTCCGTAGCTCTTTTGCTGCTGCGTGAAACAGCGGGAAATTGAAGTGTGGAATGTGTGTCATAGGGCCGATCTACCGCACAGATAACCGTGTTTCGTTGGTTTACTGGGCATAAGGCATCACCTCCTGGTTCTCTAGGTATAGAAGTAAACCACGAATCCGCTCGGGTGAATCGGATAGGAGCCCTAGAGAGGTATTACATCGCTGGCATAGTAGCCCGCGAATAGCTCCTGTTTCGTGGTTGTGATCTACTGCAAGTCGTACAGGTCCGTGCTGGTTGCGATGTGTCTCGGGGAGATTGCAGGCAGCGCATACGCCGCCCTGCGCCTCAACCATCGCGTCGTACTCTAGCACAGTTATACCGTGCGTAGATTTGAGGTTCGCGTTTCGAATAACCGCGGCACCTTTTGGGGTCTGTCGATACGCACGCATCTTCTCTGCTGCGGTTAGGTGCTGCTCGTCATCGTATTTTGTGCCCCCACATTTTCTGCATTGTTTAGACGATCTAAACTTCGGACCACCACAGCGAGGACACGGCGGCTTGCCTCCTTTCCAAGCGTTGCTTGCAGCGCCCGCGTCTTTGCAATGTACGCACAGCCGCGACCGCACGAGCTTTCGCCCTTTGCATCGCGGACATGTGTCGTACTCCGACTTCATACTACCTCCTGTAGTTCGTTTCGGGTCAAGTAGTATTGGAGATGTAAGAGAGCGTCAGAAGCGTGTCCGCTCTTATTGTCCTTCCACTGAATGTGTCGCGCCTTGCATTGCCGGCGTGTTGGGTTCTTGATGTCAGCACCTTGCATTACGACTTCCACCGTTGCCTCGGCCGCTATCCAGCGCATCGCCCCGATCATTTCACTCGTCGTCATTGGAGACCATGATTGCGCTGAAGCCTTTCCTGGATATAGGACAAACTTCTCGATTATCACTACGTCGGCGCTCTTTATCATCCGCCTAAATAGAGGCAACCACATCTCGGCATCGATCTCTGTAGCGTCGATCTCCTCTCCCCCATGCCAGGTCGCGACGCCTACGTGCGCTCCCCCGGGATCTACTGCGATAACGCATTTCATTTCACGTACACCTCCAGATCCACAGTCATCGGAGTATCGAATAAGGCACTTGCTCGCTCGGCGGCTTTATCAGCCACCTTTTGAGCTGTTTTTTTCGCGGTGCGTTTAGGGAGCTCAAGCACCACACTATCATGTACGGTCAGTACGAGTGCGCCTGGCACCTCGCGCTCGATTTCAACTAACCACAACCGGAGCCACGCTGCCAGCGACCCTTGCACCATTCGGTTCCACCCGGTATGCGGCCAATCCCCGTCAGCGAGATACGACTTGCTCTCGTACTCGGTCCCTGGCAGTATTCTCACGTATCCACGCTCACGGAACACGCGCTCGGCTCGCCTGTAAGCGGCCATGATCTCGGGATATGTTCGACGCCAGTCTGCAACCAAACGGTCACACTCCGCTACCTCTAGTTGAAGGTCTGTTTCCCGTGTGAGTAGTGCTTGAAAGCTCTCACCGCCGATACCGAAGATCGCGCCGAAGGTCAGCTTCTTACCGATGTCTCGCTTGAGCTTCCATTCGGGATGGTCGCGCCCTACGTGCATTACGTCTTCGGTTGCTTTGCCGTGGAAGTCAACTCCCTCGTTTAGCATCGTCAGCATCTTCTCACACTCACTGTACTTTGCGGCGCACCGAAGCTCGGCCTGTGACATGTCCAGCGAAATCAAACTGCATCCCTTCTTAGCGAGTAGCAGTTCCCGAACGCCGACCATCCCCTCCTCGATCTTGTCGCCTTTGGGCATTGCTTGCAGGTTTACGCGCTCGGCCGACAGCCGCCCTGCCCTTGATCCACTATCACCACCGTCATCTCGTTGCTTCGTTTGTCGGTAGCGGCACCGGAGCCTCCCGTCCTCCCCGAGCTTCTCTGCATATCCCCGATACCACATTGAGGCTGCGCGTTTGGCTTTGGTTGCATCGCGGTACTCGGCAGCCCACTGGGCGCCTTCCTCTGCCCAGTCGCGGATCTGCTCTTTGTCGATCGACGGGGCTCCCTTTGGGGTCGTGCGGTCAACTGTTAGCCCTTGCTCTAGAAAGTATCCTCTGGCGCCGGCTGGCGTTAGTTTGAAGGGTAGGCGCGCGACAATGTCAGCGCACTTTTGTTCCATCTCCTCAGCTGCCAACAGGGATCGCTCGGCGTCGTAGCCTAGCCCGCGCTGCTCCATTCTCATCAGCACCACCGCTAGGTCGAACTCGCGCCGGCACTCTCGCAGGCGACGCTCTCGCTCGATGGCTGGATCCTCCTTGAAGTGGCGTACCTGTTCTTCGTACAGCGCCAGTGTTGTCTCAGCGTCCCCTCGCACATACGGCTCAATAACATGCCAGGGCGCTAGGTCGTAGCGTCCCTTCGGCTTTTTCGCTGTTCGTAGCCAATCCTTTACCTCATCTAATCCTTGCTTTCCTCCTACTCCTAGCTCTCGTGCGGCGTTGTCTAGTCCGGCTGAGCTGTTGGGTCTGAGTATGCGGTGCGCGATCATCGTGTCCCAATGGAGCATGTCACCTAAATCGGCCCCTTTCCAATGTCGGGTTCCGGCTGCGAGCATAATCAGATCGAAGCCGGCATTGTGGAACACGAGTCGTTTGCTGCGGAGTAACCACAGCAGCTGTTTCCACTCGTGCTCGTCGAGATTAGGGTCCTCTTCGGTGTCCTCGAAAGTGAACTGACCCGTTTGTTTCTCTTCCTTGTCGCGGTCACCTTGATCGAAGGGTAACGCGAGGCTCCCGCCCTCCCAGGCGCAGGCTACGCACGAGACGCGCGCTCCGTCATCTGGAAATAATCCGTTGCTCTCGCAGTCCACAGCTACTACGTCAGCGGCCGCTAGTCCCTCCCAGTCGTACTTCTGTTCCATTAGAATAGCTTACCCTGCGCGAGTCGGCCCTCAATTATCTCCACGTACTTTTTCTCTTTCTCGATGAGCACCACCTCGCGGTTCTCTTCTTTAGCTGCGACTCCCAGCGAGCCTGATCCGGCGAATGGGTCTAGGATCGTCTCGCCTACCTCAGTGCTGTTGGTGATCAGCGGTCGCAGTACACGGATCGGCTTCTCGGTTGGGTGAACCATCTGTCCTGGAGCTACACGACGGGCCTCGATGACATTTGACGGGCGCCCATTCATGAGATCACGTGTGCCCTTATGTGCGAACACACAAAACTCAGTGAAATGAGCATAGTCCCCGGTGAGGTCCCCCATCCCTGACGCATCCTTCACCCAAACGATTGTGCGCTTTACCGTGAAGCCTGCCTCTGCACAAGTTGACCTGAACTCACCAAGGTGTAAGTCGTTGCAGAAGGCGTAGAAGTGCCTGTCGTTCTTCAGCAGTCGATAGCACTGCTTCATCCACGCTAACTGCCACTCTGGGTCAAAGACTGCATCGTTGTCGATTGCGTCGAACTGTGGCGTGGCAGTTCGATAGTTCGATTGGTAGGCCATGCCGTACGGCGGGTCGGTGATTACGGCGTCAACGCTTTCAGCCTCCATCTTCTGCATTACTTCTAAACAGTCGCCTTCAATGATATTCATTCCGTACCTCCTCAGAAAAGATTACCTTGCCCAAGGCGCCTGGCCGCTACCTCGCAGTACTTCTCTTCACGCTCTACACCGACAGCACGCATTCCTAAATCCTTCGCGGCGCGTAGAGTTGTGCCGCTCCCCATGTAAGGGTCACAGACCATGCGAGTGTCGTCAGCTAGAAATTTCAGCGTCCAGAGCATAACTTCTAGTGGCTTCTGTGTCGGGTGGAAGCGTTCTTCCTTGCGATTCTTCTTGAACATTCCCTTCCACTCATGTTTTATGAGTCGCACCGCCATCGGTAGATCGGTCCATGCTAGCTCACAGTCAGCGTACGTGTTTGCTCCTGTCTCCTTGTCCCACACGAGCCAACCTGATTGCGGCGGGAGCACGAAGTAGTTCCCGCCCCAAAAGATGTGCTGCTTGCTAAGTTTGAGAAGCTGTCTGAAGTCCTCCGGTGTTGGCGGCTCCTGATCCCAGTCGGTGGCTCCGTAATCAATGCTGGCGGCCAACGCCGCTCCGCCTTGCACGTTTGCTCGGAGCGCCTGTGTCGTATCAGCTCCAATCCCGTACGGAGGGTCTGTAACTACCGCGTCGATCGGGAGCGCCTTCAACTCCGCGGCGGCATCGTGCCAGTCGGCGCAGAATATGGTTACGTGCTCGTCCTCGTAGTATGGCTTCATCTCAGCGCATCTTTGAGTATCCAGCGGTCTTCTTCTACTCCGTGCGCGCCGATCTTTCGTTCATGGTCTACGTCGGCTCGCATGGCGCGTATGGCGTTGCGTACTCGTCGCCGGGACCAGCCTAGCTGGCGGGCTAGTTCGCTTGTGTTCCCCCACCCCGATCCGAGCGGCTTCAGCAGCGTTTCACAGTCTTTGGGTCGCTTCTGCTCTCTGTGCTCAAACATTCGTGTCCTCCGTTAGTCGGCAGATGATAGCTTTTCCGACACCTGATCGCTGCTCGAAGCTGAGCTTACCTGCTTGCTCTAGCTGAGCTAGCGCGAGAGAGCCGCCGGAAGGGTAGCACCCGACATGAAGGTAGACCTGCGACTTGTTTAGGCCGTCAGGGTGTTCTTTCAAAGCTCTCAGGATTCGCGGCTTCAGCGCTACCTCTTCTCGTGCCTGACGTTTAGCTTCTTTCTCTTGAGACTTCTGAGCTTGCTTGAGGCGCCGTAGGATCTCTTGGCGAGGAATCTCAACCGTGACTTGCTCACCATCGTACGCGATGGTTTCGTACTCTCGTTTGAGCTCTTCCATTTCAATCTCCTTTAGGGGTGTCCCCTCTAAAACCCATGATTTGCGGGGGATTCGTTAGGGGTGTCCCCCTGCGCATCAAAATGATTCATAAAATTGTCCCCCTATAAAGTGCTGATTTGCAGGGATTTCGTGATTGTGTCCCCCTTCTTGGCAGATATGCTCGTCTACGTAGGTAAAAGCTACTTGTAGTAATATCTAATGATTATATACTACTACAAGCAAGATTCTCACGTTATAGTATTTTGATGGGGGACATGGGGACAAATGGGGACAAACTCTATATTATGTATGGGTCTGTATGGGGACAGAAAAACGCGAATTCGGCTTACTGGGGGACATACCACTGATCCACGTCTTTCTGTTCTTTCTGACGCCTCTCCTTGTCCGCTGCTCTATGGCAAGGATCACACAACCACTCAACATCGAGAGGCTTTCTATAGTCGGTGTGATGCGCTGATATTCTTACGGTTTTTCCCTGCAAACGCCACCAATCTGCATCTCCGCAGTTATCACAAATGTTGGGTCTCGCTAGCTCTCCTTCCTTGATTGCACGCGCTACTTGATTCATCGCACGACCCTGCGGATCTCTGCTCTTCTTTAGTCCTCGCGCCGTTTGAATGTAAACGCCCGATAAAGACATTTAGTGCCTCTCGTACGACTGTGTGAAGCCGGTTTCGGTCAGCAGCTCGCGGATGTCGCTCCCCTTCCGACTCATCAGACAGGACTCCGTAAAGGGGCATCGCCAACCACATCTGTCCGGATCCGGCGAGCGCGGCGGCAGTATGTCCCCCCCCTTTGCCCCCCTAACATGTCCCCTATACGCCGACCTAAACGTCTGGAGCGCCTCGCCAGCCATCGTCTCCAACTCACGGTCTGTTCGGACCGTGTACTCGCGTCGGAAGCGCTCGTCGAGCGACATATCACGCTTCAGTTTTTTGGTTCGGCAAGCGTTGTATATCACGCCTCTGATGTCGTGCCCTTGCCGTTTCAACAACCACATATATATCCCGAACTGGTCATCGAAGTCGAGCGCCTTCTGCTTCGGGAGTTCGGAGCACGTCTTATGGTCTACGATCCACAGTCCGCCGCCGGCTGAGTGATCGCGTACGAGCAGGTCTACGATGCCCTTGAGCTTGAATGTAGACCTCCGCCCGTTAGGTGTCCGCAGCCAATCCTCTACTCGCTGCTCGACCGCTAGTATCTCCCACTGCGAGTCATCCCCCCATTGCTCTATGTAGCCATCGAACATCCAGCGCACTAGCTCGGTCTCCTCGTTTTCGTCGGCTGCGTCAAGTATTGCGTACGGGTCTCCGGTCTGCATTACCCCACCACCATCATGCGTTGCGACTTTTGTGCTGTAGTAAGCCTCCATCACGCTATGAAAGAGCTTGCCGCGCGACAGCGCTGCGCTGATTGTCTCAGGCTGCCACCGCTCCTGATAGCTCAAATAACTCTTCAACTTACATTGACGTATCGCATCCAACTCACTATAAGAAACCACGTGCGTACTCATACCAGCCCCGAATCCATCAGCAACGTCAGGTACTCCATCCACGCGACCGACAGAGCAGCGACCTGACACAGCTCCTTGTGCAGTGCTACTAGAGATGTGTCCCCGTCTGTTACAAGCCCCTCACTTGCGAGCACGTCGCGACCCACCTCACCAACCTCCTCTATGATGCAGGCGAGCTTTGCGAGCTCTGGCATCTCCCTGTCTGCGAGCGTGTATCTGAAGCGCCCCTCGGCCTTCAACTGCGCTTGCCGTCCTCGCTCTATATAGACAATCTCCAACTCAGCTCCGGTTGGGTCTGTTGGGAACGTAGTCATTGAGACACCTTCGCGTCACCGTACACCCACGCGTTACCGTACACCTTCGCGTTACCGT